GTCTTCTCCCGTTTTCGGATTCCGGCCTCTCCTGGCGGTCTTCTGCCTGACGTTAAACGTGCCAAACCCTGAGATTTTTACCGACTCGCCTTCAATAAAGGTCTGCTTCATGATGTCAAAGAGAATCTCAATGATCTCCTGGGCTTCCTTTTTCGATAAACCGATTTTTTCGAATATTCTCTCTACCAAATCTGCCTTTGTCATATCGCTACCTCAATTTTTGTTAAGTATATTAAGGACATAGACACTTGTCAAGAAGAATTAGGTGAATATAGTTATTCAGCAGGTGTATTAGGTAACCCTGCTCACATATTCCAGAATTTGAATATAGGTTTAGTGAAAGCAAAGTTGAATCCTTTTAAGAGGTTATTGATAGGTTAAATGCTTAAACACTTATTAAATTCGATATGCACCATTCAGGAGGTTGAAAAAACTTCCGATGCTTATGGTAGTTACTATGAAAGATGGACTGATAAGTACACTGATATTGCTTGTGCTTGGCAACCTCGTTCAAGGGTTACACGTAAATCAGGTGGTGAAGAAACTGTATATGGTAAAGAACAGACAACTATAACAGGTACAATGTACTTAAATGCTTTTGACTTTGATATAAATGAAGAAAATAGAGTAATCATTAAAAATCAGTATTATGATGTTATTTATGTAAGAGAAGAGTGTGGATTAGCTCATCACTACGCCATTGATTTAGAAGCCATTAAACCGGATATATAATGAAAATACGTAAATACCCACATGCTACTTTAATTTCTTATACTGATGTTGTTATAAACGGCCTATCAAAAACCGTGCCTAAAGCAATGAGAGATATGGCTAGGCATCTTAAAAATTCTATTAAGAAAGATATAACACGATTTAGGGCTATCCCACCTAATTTTAGGTCAAAACCTGGACAAGCACCTTTCAAGGAAACAGGTAAATTAGCTAAGGAGATGAGAAGTAAAGGGTTAAAAGGTAATATGCAGGTAGGGTATGCTGCTATGACCTACACAAATAATGAGTATGCAAGGGCTTTAGAATATGGAAGTAGACGTACAGGTTATTATTTAGCCCCAAGACCTCACTGGCGACCCGCTATACAACGTGAAAGACCTGCTTTTCAGATGATAGCTAACAAGATTATTAATAATATGAATTCCTCTATGGTATCATTATACAAGAGTTTTGGAGTAGATGATGTCACTTAAGTTAGTAAAAGCAATAATAGATCAAGCCAGAACTAACTCAGATTTAGTATTATCAGTACAGCAACCTGGTACTTCTGAGATTCGGTTTGGTGTATTCTTTAATGAGGCACCACCAGAAGCTAAAATGCCTTATATTACCTTTAGTATAGTGACACATACGCCTATTAATGATTTTTGTACTAATTTGAATGAAACATTTATTCAGATGGATATTTGGGACAAAAATAGAGACTTGAATAATATGGCGTTACTTGAAGGATATGTTAATGATACTTTTAATAGGGTAGAGTTACCCTTTACAGCTTCATCTGATTCAATAGGTTGTATTTTAGCAGGTGAAGTAGGGCCAATAAAAGAAGACGATTGTTGGCATAAAATAAATGAATATAGAATCCATTATAAATAGGAGATATTTATGGCTGAAATTATAGGTTATAACGGTGCGGTTTATTTTGGTGAGATACTTCCGGGTGTTTCAGATTGTGATTTCCACGCTAATGGGTGGTCATTAGATGTAGGTGTCAATCTTCATGATACCACAGATTTTTGCACCACAGGTTGGACAGAGCAGATTTCAGGTTTGAAAAACTGGTCTGGTTCTATTGAGCTACGTGTAGATGATACAAATAAAGTTGTACCTTCGGATATAGGTTCGACTGCTACTTTAAAACTCTACTACAATGACGATAACTACCTACAGGGTAAAGCTATTTTCAGTGGCTGGGGTGTTAATGTTTCAGTAGACGATCTGGAGTCACAGACAGTAGAATTTACTGGTACAAGTGATTTATTCAGTTATTAATTTTAGTTAAATAGGAGTTAGTTATGGGTAATCCTTTAATTGGATATGTTGGTGGATTTGAATTCCATTCTGACACCTACACTACAGTGACTGATGAGGTTGTAGGTAATACCTCGGATGCTTCTCTTAATTTAGCTCATTCTGATGTGGATGGTACAACAGCAACCATAAAAGTAAATGGCAGTAAAGTAGGCGCTCAGTATTATAATTTGAGACCCAATGGAAATCTCACATTAAATGATGGGGTTTCAGGTGATGTAACAGCTACATACAATTATTGTAATGTGGTTGTTGCGGCTGGTGCTTTTATGAGCTGGTCAGTTGATGCCTCTACTCAATTGTTTGATACTACCAACTTTGATACGGTAGGTTGGACTGAACAGATTTCTGGCTTAAACAGCTGGACTGGTTCGGCTGAACGTCATTGGCAGGATGATAAAGTAGCTAATCAAGAGGGTAGAAAAGCTTTAGTACGATTCTGGCTTAATGATAGTAACGATAGTGACTATTATGTAGGCTGGGCTATCATAAATGGTTTTAATGCTAATGTTAGTGTAGATGCACTTGTAGATGAAGGTTTAGAATTTACAGGTGTTGGAGCTTTATATAAAGGCTGGTAATATAGAAAGGAAAAGATATGAGTAACGATAGTTTAGAAGAAGCTAGTGGATTAGGTGTGACATTAAATATTCTTGATAGAGATGTAGAGATTAAACCCTTCACTCTTAAAGATTTTGCAATGCTTAGGAAACATCTTAAAGATCAGAAGGTAGCCGAAATTAGGTCTTACTCTGATGATCTGGGTGAAGAAGCAAAAACAAAACTGTTAATTGATATAATTAAAGCACCCATTACTGATGAAGAGCTTGGTGATAGTCTTCAGACTATGGATGGTTTGAGTTTTATATTAAAACGACAGATATCTGATGCTTTCCCCGAAAAGTCTGAAGAGGAAATATCTGAACTTATGTCTTCCAATTCTTTCATGACAGATTTGGTAGTAGCTGTGCAGGCCTTGAATCTTAATGAGGAAATTACCGCCCACCCTCCGATAGAGGGGGAGAGCGTATAAGGTGGGATTACGCTTTCTCTCTCTTAATGCACAGTAGATATGGTTATTCAATGACCAAAGAAGATATTCTCAATCTTACCGTTAAAGATTTTAAGGATAGGGTAGGGGATGCTTTTGAATTAGAGAGGCAATTCAAGGGGGAGGGTAAAGGACGTATAGTTAAAGAAGATTTTGAAAAGATAAAAGAGGCCGCAATAAAGAAAGGATTACCTATACCTAAGCGTCAAGCTTATATACGTAATTAAGGATATATATATTATGTCTATTGGTAGTACTTCAGGTAGTGTAGCAAACCTTTACGTTTTGTTCAAATCAAAAGGTTTGGCTCAAGTTATAACGGGAATGAAGGTTCTGGATAGGGCCGCTACGGCTACAATAAGAACTCTTAATATACTTGGTGGAACTGCTAAAACTGCTTTCTTTTTATCCGGTGCAGGTTTAACCTACGCCACAGTTGAAGCTATTAAATATGAAAGGGCTTTAGCTGAAATCAGTACTATGCTTGTGCATGATACTATGCCTTATATGAGGGAATACTCAAAGAGTCTTATAAATCTCGCATCTCAGTATGGACAGACAACTGACACATTATCTAGAGGTTTATATGACATTTTATCTGCATCAGTTAAAGCTAGTAAGGGTTTAGATGTATTAAAACAATCTGCTATATTTGCTGTAGGTGGTTTAACTAATGTTAAGACCTCGGCTGACGCAATCACTACCGTCTTAAACGCCTACCAATTATCAGCTTTAGAAACCGCAGACGTGACTGACTTAATGTTCCAAACTGTTAAACGTGGTAAGATTGTAGCTGAAGAATTAGCCCAAGACATAGGTAAACTGGCTGCTACTGCTGCAATAGCCGGTGTAAAGTTACAACATATGTTTGCTGCTATTGCTACAATGACTCGACAAGGTATTAAATCAGATCAAGCCATGACAGCAATGCTTGGATTATTACGTGCATTCCTTAAACCCTCTGATAAAGCAAAAGAAGCCGCTAAAAAATATGGTATCGAACTTTCTGTTACTGCATTAAAAGCAGATGGACTTATTGGTACTATTCAAAAATTAAGTAAAGTACAAGAGCAGGATTTAGGTATCATAGTAGGTCGTATTAGAGGTTTGAAAGCTTTATCAGCTTTGATAGGTGATTATACAGGTTTACAAAATGATGCTAATCTGATGACTTTTTCAGGCGGTAGGGCAATGGAAGCCTATCGTAAAAATTCTGAAACAACCAATGTTGAATTAAAAAGGATGTGGGAGACTGTTAAGAACTTATTCAAGGCTATTGGTGGTCAATTCCTTCCTGTCATTAAACAATTAGCAATTGCAGTTAGAAATGCTGGGATAGGTGCTGGAAACAATGCTAAAGAATGGGCTGACTGGCTCACGTCTATACTTAAAACATCCGCACGTATTGTAGCTCTTGTTGTTATATTAAAAACTCTTATGACAGTATTATCAACTATCGTTAAACTTTTACAGTTAATGAACTCTATTAACATAAGTTCAGGTTTATTGAATGCGTTTAATGGACTTAGTTGGTTAGCTAAAGGTGGGGTTGTTGGTGGGATTATAGCTGGGGCTGCCGCTATTGGAACGGCTATATGGGCTATAGTTAAGGCCTTTAAGGCTACAGAAGACCCTGTTCGTAAAGCTATAAAAGATTTGAATAATTATGCTGAGGCTACTAAAAATGCAAAGCAGAAAACCGCTGACTTCATGGAGGCTTTTGAAAAAAGAATAAGCCGTCAAAAGACCTTGATGAATGAGTATGCTAGGTTAATGTTATTAGAAAAACAATCAGGATTAAGTAGTGAGCAATCTTTATCAAAACTAAGTTTAGGACAACAGCTTAGCTCTATATTAGGTTCAGATAAATTTACAAAATTCGAGAGCGCTTGGGCTAAAGCTATTACTAAAGCTACAGAAAAAGGTATAGAACAAGTAGATTCAGAAGCTATTTTACAAAAATCTGGATTAGACATTAGGGGTAAATTTCAAGAACCAGCTTTAATAAGATCGGAATTAGAAAAAGCTGAAAAAGAATTGGAAGTACTGGAAAGATCATATCGCGTATCTTTAAAGGAAAAAGCTAAACAATTCGTAAAATATGAAGAAGCAAAAAAAACTTATAAGACAGAAACCCCCTGGACTCGTGCTGCTACAAACTCATACGTAATTGTATTAAAACATAAAGACCAAATTATAAAGGCTACTGAAGAACTTTCCAAAAATAATAAAAAAATGAGAGAACTTCAAGAAAGAGTTAAAGCACTTAGTAAAGAATTATTGTTAAGTGAGCAAAAAATACAAGCTGCTAAGAAAACAGCAGATAAACAATCAGAACAAGCTGCTATAGCCAAATTTGCTCAATTCATGAGGAATCAAGCAAAGGAAGAGGCTTACCTTATTAAATATCTTGACTTTATTTATGGAGGTAAAAAAGACACTAAAAGTAAGGCCGAATTAGCTGGAATAGCTGCACGTAAAGCTAAAAAAGATGAAGCTATTGCACTAGGACTTGATCTAAAAGATAAAAAAGTACAAGATACAATAAAGCGAGCAGGAAAGGCTGCAGAGAAGGAAGTAAAAGACAAAGAGGCCGCCGCAAAAACCCGTGCTAAGGATGCTGAAATAGAGAAAGATAAAGCACGAAGAGATAAAGAAAGAATACGAATAAATAACGAGTTGAAGCAAAAATTAAATAATACTAAACAGGGTTTAGAATCATTCAAGTCTAGTTTAATAAGTTTACTTCCTTCACAACAGCAAAAAGAAATCAAAAAAGCAAACTTAAAAGAAGAATTAGCTAAGTTAGGTATACATGTATCTAGCAAACTGCTTAATAAATTAGTAGGTGGATTTGATGATGGTTCAGGACGTACATTTGATTTTGCAGGTATGAACACCGCTCTACAAAATAGTTTAATGAAGAAAGATACAATTGATGAAGAAATAAAAGCTGAAATAGAACGTACTAATACTAAATTAGATAAGATAAACAATTCTATTAACAGCTTAAATAATACGGCAATAGCAGGTTAATGAAAGGTCAATTAAATGAGTTTAAGCTTAACACATGTATGGAAAGGCAGTGGACAGGGCGATTTCAAATCTGACGATGATGATTTAAGTTCACAACAAGAGAGTGGAAAGCTTACTGAAGTTTTCTTATGCCCTTGGAGTCAAAGAGTAGAGGGTAAAAATGCCTTATTACGTTCATCTCATGTAAGTATTATGAGTACATATGGGGATGCGGCTAATGGTATTGAAGATTTCCAATGTAATAATGTTTCATTTGAAAAAGCTGGAATTGATCAAGGTCAACATGGTCCTCAAAAAGCTTATTTAACAGCCACATTTGAAAAGACTAAAAATGAACCAGGTGATGGTAAAAGTGGTAAAAGTAATGGGAGAGACTTCAACAATTGGGTGCTTTCTATTAACCTCGGTGGTGATGTTAAAACACTGGCTTATAACAAATGGTATTGGCTCAAAGAAGATAAGAAGATTAAAATATTAAGAGAAGATTTAGCTGGTTTAGGTAAGATATTTCCAACAGGTACTGTTTCCTATTCTGGGATAGTACGTAACATTGTAGGTCCACCACCTGTAGTCAACGTATTAGGTAAAATTAATTCAACAGATTTTTTGGGTTTTGAAGCTGAACAACTATTGTTTTTAGGTGCCACCTTAAATGAGGTTGGTAATGAAAGAAATGAAGTTGTTGATGGTGAAACGAGAAAAGTGTTGGACTATGAATGTTCACTAAACTTCTCTTGGAAACCTACGGGATGGAACAATGTATATATCCCTGAGATAAATGATTTCAAACGTATATATGTTGACATTCCACCTGAAAAAGTTGGAGACCCACCAGTAGTGAGAGAACTATATGTCAAAGATAATTTTGAGGACCTCAATGCCAACTTTTGGGTTAATATTGATCAAATAACAGTAGAAGATTAGGAAGAGATATAAACAGTGACTGATACAAGAGCAGGATTACCTTTACCTATAAAAGCTGGGGATATTATTAGAGCTAATTGGCTTAATGCTACTCGTTTCCATGCGGCTAAAGGTTTAAATACAGGCGGTGATCCCTTTTTCACTAGCCAGCATGGTGATATTTCTTCTATTAATTTACCTAGTCTATATAATCTTAGATGGGGTGTTGTTGTCTCAGATTTTTCAATGCAGTATAAAAACTCTTATTCTGATTTTGGTTCTGATTACTTCAAAGTAAAACCTATTGATGCTAGAGGTGAAGTCATTAATGAAGACTATGAAGTTAAAGTCTATTTCAATCAGATGATGCGTTCACACGATTCAGATTTAAGTACAGGCGAACAAAGATGGCGTTATAATTCAAGAGCCTTAAATCAATTAGCTGATATGGATAAAGTATGCTTCATGCCTTTTGAAAATGAGGAAGCTATTACTTATGGTGTATTGATGTTCCCTGAAAAAAGATGGAGCATTCAGTCTGATATTGACCCAAGTGCTTATACTACAAGTGATTTTAATCCATACTTTGATATGACATTAGATTCAGAGCAACTCTTTTCTAAATCAGATTTACAGATATACACAAAAGGTTATGTGATGATGGATGAAACAGATGATAATCTGTTA